GCAGAACAGCAAGACGCAGACGGTCGATGCCCGTTTCGTCAGCGGCGGCGAAGGCCGGATTGAATGCAGTCGCCTGCGGGACCAGACCGTGAATGTTCTGGCCGGTGCCAGAGCCGTTCAGCAGCTGATTTTCCTCAACGAAACGGAGACCGTAGCGCGCACGGCCGTCGATGTAGGAGCGAAGCGCAGGTGCGTCGTCCATGATCTGGCGAGAGGCCTTGAAGAGGTGCGCGAGCGTGCGAACCGGAGCGGACGTCATGTCGAACGTCAGATCCGAATAAGGCTTGGCAGTCGTTTCAGCGACGGGCGCAGCATTGTTCGTGAAGCCCGTTTCCTTGACGTACTCAACGCTGTTGGAAGAAGTCTGACCAGGCATCACCAAGTCACGAATCGTCAGCTTGCGCTCAGGGAGACCAAAGATGCCAGGAACGCGCGCGCCGGGTACCAGAGAAGTACCCTGAGAGCGGCCTGCGCCGACGGTGGTGTTGCCTGACGTAATCGCAGCGCGGTCGGCCTTCACGCTGATGGGAACTCGACTCGATCCGGACATGTTTCCGGCCTTGAAGCCAGCGCTCTCGATGACAAGCTCACCCAGCGATTTTTCCTCGTGATCGCCGCCATCCCGCTCGCGAGCGGCGCGCTTTTCCAGGTCGCCGAGGCGGGTCGTAACGTCGCCGAGTTCGGAAAGCGCCTTGTCGGTCTTTTCCTTCAGTTCAGCGGAAACTTCGCCGTTCGCAGCAAGCTTCGAAGTGAAGTCGGTTGCAAGATTGCCTACCTGCTCCTTGATGGACGCAAGCGAAGTACCGAGCTCGCCGATCTTATCGGCAAGTTGATTGTCAGCCATGAGTGGCTCCCTTTATCGAATGAGTGGTGATTTTGCTTCGGCAAGAAGCCGGTCAATGGCTGCCAAAGCAGCAGCATCCGCATCGACGTCAGGAGCCCCCTGACCATCCTTGAGGTAGAGCCGAGCGGCCCGCTCTGCCTCAGAGCCCGACAACCCCATCAGTCCCCTGATGCCGTTTTCGAACTCGCGTTTTGTAATTTGCTCGCCGGCGGACATCTTCGCGACCAACGTCTCTGCGGCCTCAGCCTTTGCGGCGTTAGCGGCCTTGATGCGCCTCACCGGAGCAGGCTCGACGTCGGCTCCGTAGCGAGCCAAGGTCTCGTCAAGCGTCGCAACGCGGTCGACCATGCCGCGGTCCATCAACGCCTCGGCGTAGAAAACTCGGCCTTGGCCATAATTGTCTTCGACTTTGCTGACGGTCACCCCTCGCCCTTCGGCGACCGCTGCGACGAAGCGATTGTACGAGCGGTTAATACCGTCCTGCACATGCGCCAGCGCTTCCTTGCCGAGCGGTTCGGTCTCGTTGCCTTCGACCTTGTGTTTGCCGGCAGAAATGTACGTGCGTTTGATGCCGCGCTGCTCAAGGGCAGCAGAAAGATCGTCGTGGGCGGTGTAGACGCCGATCGAACCGGCGCGGCCGGAAGGCGTGACGACAATTTCGTCGGCCGACGCCGCAATCCAGTAAGCAGCGCTTGCCGCAAGGCTGTTGACCTGCGCGATGATCGGCTTTTCGCCGCCGCGTAGTTTGCGGATTTCAGTTGCGAGCTCGTCGGTGCCTGGGACCGTCCCGCCGGGGCTGTCGATGTCGAGCACGACAGCCTTGATATCCTCGTTCGAAAGCGCTTTGTGCAGCGCTCTCTTGATGCGGGCATAGGAAGTGCCGCCGCTCATCGCGGAAAACAGGTCCATTTTATCGGCCAGAACCCCGTAAACCGGGATTACGGCGACGCTGCCGCTGGTTTCAGCAATTTCCTTGGCGCGCGCGTCGTCGATTGATGCCGCGAACTCGGACGAAAACAGCTTCTCACCTTCGGCCCGCGCCACCAAAACATCAGCCAAAACGCCCAGTTTTTCGCGCTGAATAGCCCAAGGTTCGGCCAGAAAGGCCGAAATCAGGTGTTCAAACTTCATGATTTTCCCTTATGCAGCGCGCGCTGCTGGCGTTGGTGCCGGAGTTTCGGTCTTGCCGAGCGTATCGAGGCGCGTCATCGTGCCATTCACGATGGCTTTGTTGCCGCCGTCCACTGGCGCCTTGTCTTCGTAAGATCGAGCCTCATCGACGAGGTAGATGCCGTTCGTGACCATCTTCGACAGGAATTCTGCTCGCGCCGTGCTGTCGCCACGCAAGAGTTCTTCCATGTTGAATTTCACCTTCGTGGTCTTCCTGGTCTTTGCATCCAGCAGGTCACGATAGATTGCCGCCTCGATGCGCTTGAGCATCGGCCGCATACAGGTCTTGGTGAATTGGAGGATCAGCTGCTCGATGCCGCTGCCCCAGGTGGTCGTGCCGTTGGCTGCGTGCCCGATCATAACGGGCGGCACGCCAAAGATGCGGCAAATTTGCTCTACACTGTACTGCCTTGCCTCAAGGAACTGAGCGTCCTTTGGGTTGATCGACATTGGATACGGCTTGAAACCGGCCTCCAACACCGTCACCCCGCCCGCCTTCTCAGCGCCGGCGAACTGCGTCAGTGTGTCGGAAATCTGCTTGCGCTGCTCAGGCTTCAGGATCTGATCCGAGCTGACGATGAGCGAAGAAAGCAGGCCGTTCTTGAACATCCGGCCGGCGACCTTTTCACCCGCCAATGCGCTGCCCACCGTATTGCGCACAACGGCGATCGGCGACATGCCGCGATCACAGCCTGGCAGCCGAACGCCTCGGACGTGGAACATCTTGCCTTCTGGCACTCGGCGCTTTTTGCCGTCTTCTGTGACCTCGTAGTAACGCGTGTTCCGTCCGTCTTTCGACCGGCACACATCGACGCTCAAAGGGTGAATCGGATTGAGCGCCACAAGGCGCTCGCCGTTCATTTTCTTTTCCGCGAAGAAGTTGCCGTCGAGCAGCAAACACATCGCCGCCATCGACCAGAACTCTGGCGCCGTGTCGTCCATGTTAGGCATGTCGTGCAGAAGCTCGTAAAGCGGAGCGTTCTTGTCGACCGTCACGCCGTCCTCGCCATAAACGATGCAAGGAAGCGTGCCGGCCGCGTTCTGCACGAGGTTGACGCATGCCCAAACCGCATCAAGCGAAAGGGCACTCTCAATCGTGACTGTCTCCCCGGACGTGGTGCCGAGACCGAAGAAGCCTCGCCAGAACTCGCCGTCGGTGAGCTTGATAGGCCTTCCGACCCATCTCTCAAAAAAGCCCATCAGGCCTCACCACTAGGTTGCCCGTCACCAGGTGACAGAGATGATGTTGTTGACGAAGTCGTCGAGGTCGGGAACGCCGTTGACGACGTCTCTTGCCTTCAGACCGAGAGCCATAGCTGTAGCGACGCTTCCATCTATACGGAAACGTGTCGCCGCCTTGTTCAGCTTGCGATTGCCTGCGGCGTCCATCTGGACGATAGCGTTGGCGAAGCAGAAACCCAGAACGGGGTTTCCGTCATGCACAAATCGACGCTGGATTACAGATTCTTCGAGAGCATCAATCGCCGGGGCCATCGATACAAATCCCTGGCCCCAGTCGACCATGCGTATAGCCCCGTCGTAGGGCTGATCCTGACCGTCCTTGTAGGCTTCAATGCCCAGTCGGCCGAATTCGACCAGAAGCAGGTCGATGCGTGAGCGGTCATATGCAATGCCTGCGATTTCATATTCCTGCGAAATCCGACTAATCGCTTTAGCGACGTGTCCAAAGTCAATTACCTTGCCGGGAGCAGCATCAAGCCAGCCTTCCTTCACCATTGTCGGGTAGTCGAAGTGGTCCCGTTTATAGTGGTCATGAAGGTAGTCCTTGGGCTTCCAATGCCATGCTTTTACCCGATCGCTTCCCGGCTCAGCCGAGACAGCAACAAGAGCGGTAAGGTCGACTTTGGCGGACAAGTCCAAGCCCAGATAGATGCGCTCACCTTTTTTCAGAACACCGGTGTCCGCCCGACACGCGCGTGCATCGGTGTCTTGGCAGGCCTTCCATTCTGACCTCGAAACCAGCGGCGTGGTCTGATCCACTCGCTGGTTCAGGTAGAGGTTCCTGAACGACGCCTCGCGGGAAGGCATTCGAACAGCTTCCTCCGCAAGCGCACGGATATCCTCCACTTTACGGAAATCACCCAAGGCAGGATTGGCGGCAGCCCACGCATCCTCATCAAGCAGGTCTTCGACGTTATCGTCAGCGGCATAGAGATGCACACAGACACGTGCATCATCCGCCCGCAGGCCGTCATCGATCAACTTGGAGAGCGGATGCTCCGGATCGGGCGACTGCGTGGATATGACAAAGCCAAGGGGCTCATTCCGGGCACCTTGGGACGTGTTCAACACGTCGTAGAGTTCATGATCTCTCGCCTGTGCGAGCTCGTCGTAGATCCATAGCGATGGGTTCAAGCCGTGCTTCGTGCCGGCCTCAGCCGAAAGCGCTCGGTAAAAGCTACCGTTCTGCTTGCACAGGATGGTTTTCGTCGAAGGCACGACAGTGAGCGGACAACTGCCGCCGGGTCCGAACTCGGGCTCGGCTTCTATTATCTGGCGCGCAAACTTAAAGACTTGGCCTGCCTGCTCGCGGTCTGTGGCCGCCGAATAGATTTCGCCATGCATCTCTGACACAGGGCCGCAAAGATGCGCCAACACAAGCGCTGCTATCAGCGCCGTCTTCCCGTTCTTTCGTGCAACCGAGAAGATTGCGCGTCTGACGCGCCGCCTGCCATTTGCGAGTGGCGCGTACACATCGAGTATGAACTGCTTCTGCCAATCCCTCAGCACCATGGGGCCACCTTGGCCCTCGCCGCTTGGCACGCGCAGCAGTTCGATGAAGTCGATAACTCTTTGGGCGCGGTCCAGCCCCTCTTGGGTTACGCCTTCCCCGCGCCTTGCCCAAGCAGGCCGCTGAACTTCGATTTGGGTTTCTCCTCCGGCAAAACCATGGCGGCGCGAGCCTTTGGGTCCATGCCCAACCTGTCGCCCATCGACATCATGATCCGTGCCGCTTCATTCTTGATTTTGAACCAGGGATTGACCGTTGGGTTTCCCGTCGAGCCGGACACAATCGGCGCCTCAGTTTTCAAGGCCTCCGTCGCCCTTTTGTGGTCTGACCAAGCCGCGGCGTACACCGCGATGCCACCCGTATCGGTAGCGGCGTATGTGCCTTGGGGCATTGACGCGACGATCATCTCGAAACACTGTTTGGCGTCATCATCCAAGTAATTTGGGATGTAGACGTCTCCTGCCGCCTTCAATGACGGCGCGCGCTTCTTGCGCTTTCCGGGATTGCCCTTGAGCGCCTGCATTTCTGGCGTCTCGGGGCGCGGTCCTCTTGCGCCCATGGCGTCACCTAAAAAATAGTTACGAAACTTGCGGGATTTAGCGCGTGCCTGCCTCGCCGGTCCGTGCCGGTCAAAGCTGACACTTCACTTTGGCCCCGGGGTCAGTCGCCGACCGGCCAACCGTCATTGCCAAAGGAGACGGCCTTCACGCCTCGGTCCTCAAGGGCACCGAAGCTATCGTGGCATGCCTTACAGAGGGATTCGAAAGGGCCATTCCAAAAGCGATCCTCATCACCTTTGTGCCCACCGTCCGAGTGATGAACGACTGTCGCTTCCTCCACCAACTCAATCGCCAAGCAACGCGTGCATAAAGGATGCGCCGTTAAGTGCGCCTCGCGCAGTCGCTGCCAGCGGGCGGTGCGATAAAGGCGGCGGTATTGAGCAGCCGCAGCGGAGCGGCCATAGGGTTTTGGCATCATGTACCTGTCGCGCAAATACAGTAACGAAAAATTTCATCGGTCCGAAAAGGATTTGCCCGAAAGTGTCGCGGAGCGTAAGTGTCGCGAAAGGTTGAGATATTAAATTCTAATGGTGAACTGCGCGCAGCTGAGTGCTTGGAAAGCGCGCTTGACAAAAATTGACGCGGTGTTGACACTGCGAAGAAATAACGACAAATGCCCGAACCAAAACGGCATGAAATGAGTTCGATTATCTAATCGAACCATGGAGAGGCTTCTATGATGCGCGATTTTGACATGGACGAAATCCAAAAAGTCATTCTGAAAGTCTTGTCTGAAGATTATTCTGGTGTGCAGATCACTAGCGTCCACGTGGAAGACGATATCAGTTATGATGACGACGAGATTCTGCGGGTACAAGTAGTTTTTAAGGGTACGGCGAAGGACATTAAGCCGAGCTTCTTATCCCATGCGATTGCAAAAATTCGCCCAGCACTGGCCGATCACCAGATGTCGGCTTTTCCGATGATGTCTTTCGTGTCTGAACACGATGCAAAACTTGCCGCTTGCCGCTGATCTTTTAAAATTATCAGAGAAACTAGCCGACGGTGCCGAAGCCGATCAGGCAACTTTAAGACGTGCTGTGAGCACCGCGTATTATGCGATGTTCCATTACCTGTGCCAGACGTGCGCAGACCTCTTCATTGGAGAGCAAGGAAGTAAAGCGGCGTGGAGACAAACCTATAGAGCACTTCAGCATGCTTTTGCCAAGAATGCTTGCAACCTGCACGACAAAAAGCAAGGGCCGATTCTTCAAAAATTTCCCGCAGAGATACAGAACTTCGCTAACCAATTCTACAATATGCAGCTGAAGCGCCACAATGCCGATTACGATCCCTATATTCGCGTCGAGCAGTCAGCAGTGGCTGTTGATGTAGTCACCGTCCGCGAGGCCATAGAGCAGTTCGAGAATAGTGCTGAAAAAGATAAGCGAGCTTTCGCTTCGCTCGTATTATTTCAGAGACGGGACTGAAAAATCCGCCGTTGACAAGCGGCAATATCTAATGGATAAAAACTGATGATGCCCGTCATCGCTGTTCCTCAATGATTCCCAAATGCACCCCGAAAAGGTCGGAACGCAAATGGCGGATCCGGGAGCGCTAGGCTTAAACCTAGCCAACCGAAGAGGTACACAATGATTTGTCATTGGCCTAAGGCGGTACGCGTTCGTTCATACGTTCGTTTCCGCTTTGGACGGCTTGAAAGCGTTTGCGCCCATTGCCGTTCATACCCGTCTCACTAATGCCCTGGCCGGCTGAGTACGGATGATCAAAAAATGATGACGGGCATCACTTCGCTGGACGTACTCTGCCAATTAGAGGTTAACGTCAAGTTAATTTTTCTTAACCATCGACTGAGAGCGGGCGGATAACGCCGACGGGTCACTGTTTTCACAGATCACCCGCATGCCGCGCTCTATAAATCAAAAGCGGCAGGGAGTAT